ACATCATCTCTACTGATGAACCTGATGGTAATGGGATATCCTTAACGATATACACATCATCTGCATTCTCACCTGTAGTAGAAGCTGTAACAATCTGAGCACTAGCATTTACTGAGCCACCTGTCTTATTAGCTACAGTTAGTCCAATGACTACCGTAGTAGTAGAGGGAGATGTTGGAACTGTGTAGACTGTCGTAAGTGATGTGCCTACACTTGCCTTTGTTTTTAATTTGAATGTATTTGCCATTATTTCTCCTAGCCCAATGCGATTGACATAGCTACTGCTGTACCTGCTGCATCATCATTCTGACTAGCTGCATCATTTAAACCTGCTACTGTTAGTCTTAATTCACACAAATCACCATTTGCAAATGCTTTAGCAGTTGTATCATCTTGTGCTCGTATAACTGTTAATACTTTAGTAGTACTATTTATAGCTGTTACTTTCACAATCTCTAAGCTTGTACCTGCAACATTAGATAATGTTAAGTATGTGTAGTCTGAACCTGATAACGTAGGTAATGCAGTAACATCATTGACAGTAATAGACGTAGCTAAAGCTGTGATAGCTCCATCTAATGTCGTTGCTGCATTGTTACTGAATTTAACTGCCATAATCTTAACTTACTGTGATTGTCCAAGTAATTGTCATTGAGTCTAAGGCACCTTTATTAACAACTGCAAATACAGTACGTGCTAGCATGTCACCACCTGTAGCTGCATCAAAGATACCTGCTTCAGTAATAGCTGCTGTAGCATCACCTGCTGCCCATGTGCACTCATAAGTAATTGTAGCACCTGATACTGTACCACCTGCTGTAGTCAAAGCATTTCTATCTGTCTCTGTAACTAAAGTAGTCTTAGTATCATCTGCAGCTCCTGTTGTACCTGTACCTACTGCCATATGTGACATAGCTGAGTTAGTACCTTTCATTCTATCTGCTACCCACTCTTTACCTGCTGTAACAACTAAGTTATGTGTCTTCTGCACTACTTCATTATTAAGCTTAATTTCTAAAGCACCCGTCAGTGCTAATTTATCGTTAACCATTTTTATAAACTCCTAGTTTATTGTTGCAACATTCAGAGCAGCACCATTAAGTACACGTCCTGAAACTCTATTAATACTTACTGTGTCACCTATACTAAATGTATCAGTACCTGTGAATGTTTTACTTAATTGTAAACCATGTTCCTCAGTAAATGTGAAAATATCAGATATTCCTTTACCTAAATTAGTATCTAATATCTCAGTGAAATTTAAACCATCGCCTTTACTACCATAGTAGTCTTTATCTACATATAAACCATCATCTAAACTGAAGCTATCAGTTAATGCTTTAATGATGTTTGCGCTAGCAACATCTTGCACTGTAGCTGTATCTGTAAAATCTCTTTCAAATAATAAAGCTACTGTAATTACTTCTGAGAATGTGTAGCTATCAGTTAGTACCTTACTCTGGTCTAAGCCAATAATATCCATAATACTGAATATATTGCCCTTGTTACCATAGAAGTCTTTGTCTATCTGGCTAGCATCATCTAATGTAAACGTATCTGTAAAATTGCGTTTGTAACTTACAGCTTTCATAAAGTTCTCAACTAAAGTACCTAGTGTGTCACTCTTAGGTGTTATAAAGTCAAAAGCTTTACTTTCTTCAATAGTAGCCGTGTCTTCTAAAACTTTAGTAAGAACTCTAATCTGAACATCCGCTAATGGGAGCTCTTCCTTAGGCATTCTATTGTTACTATCTGGGTCTATCCAAATACCAGTAGCGTTAGTTTTCTCGTAAGTTGTTTGAGCCTCAACTTTAACAATAGACGTTGAAGCCTGTATCTGAACTAAGTTAATTGTAGCTCTAATAGCCACAGTTAGAAGTCGGCTCTTACCTTAAACTTTAATTTGTCGAATATAGTTTGCTTTTTACCTGAAGAATCTTCTAGCTCGATTTCACCTTCATAAGTACCAGCATCAACATCTAAAGTCGTGGCGTTCCATTGCATAAAACATTGCCCACTTGTATAAGGCGCTGTCTTACCACATGTCATAGTGTCAAGAATTGTGTCACTTCCTAGAAGTCTAAAATGAACTTTTACAGTCTCTGCTGTTAAATCAATAGGTGCCCATGTAGTAGCATCATCTTCATCTAACGTTTTACCTGTAGCTGCAGTGTTGGAGTCTCTTAACGTGAAGTTTAATTCAGGTTTGTCGTCTCCTGCAACAAGGTTGATTGTATCGTAATAAGCCATTATTTAACTCCTCCTGGAGGTTGTTCTCAGCATTTGGCATGCAATTAATTTGTCTCTATTATAGCACTAGTTTTCTAAATAAACCCTCTATCTTCTAATTTAGTATTTGAATCTAAATTATCAGGATTTACTAGTCCTAACATGTTAATTTGTTTACAGCTTTCGTTGTAACGTAAGTAATAAGTATTATTCTCTGCTTTCATATCACCATTAATAGAAGCATGTGCTTTATAAGCAACATAATTTAATAGAGCTTCAGTGTATAGTTGGGGCAGTTGTAAGTTAATAGTGATAGATTTAGCTAATTTAGGGGCAGCTGCATACACAACTACCATATCTTTTCTGCCATCATCATCTGTGCCCTTAATGACAACTTTACTAGGATCTCTAAACATCACAGATACATTTGTATCTACACCATTAACAAATTTAGTTTTATCATTATTAATAGGAATTTCTGTACCATCAGTGAAAGCACAACTTATAGCATGTAGAAAATCGTCATCTAGTTTAAACTCTTCACCATTTAAAGCAAAGTCTAATTCCATTTCTTTCTGCACAATATTAAACTTTTTATGTAATTCAATATTAGCTAAGTTAATGTATGAACGTAACTTATCTCTATTTGTAGTCTGAGTACTAGTAGGTGACGCTCCGCCAGGAGATACGTCACCTACGTCTGCCACAGATAACTGACTTAATTCACCATTAACTAGAAATTCTATGTATTCGTAAACTTTCACAAAATACCTCAAAATATTTATTGTGTATTTATCATACCACGTTATCTACTTAGATGTAACTTTTATACAAAGTATGAACTATTGCCTTCTTCTGCTGTTTCAGGTTCATCCCAGTACTTACTAAAAGCACTTCTACCATTCTCATCCATTTCAGTAGACACCTCTGAAGGTTTCCAAGCATTAATTTCACCTAACATTGTGATAGTATCAATAACATCATCATGCTTAGACTTAAATCCTTTAATCGTAGCTAAATTCAACTCATTTAACATTTCAGCTAACTCTTTAGAATCTCGTAATTCTTCAGGTAGCCATATCTTACCTGCTTTAAACAAAGGAAGGGCATTTGTTTGAAACCTGCTCATTTTATCTTTAGTGGGACGAATACCAACTTGTGTAGAGCTCTTTCCCTTACTTAAATTAAAATAAATATTACGAGTCTGCATTTCAGCTTGAATCCAACTAACAAAACCTCCTTGCTGTCCTGTCACCTCAATTCCTACTTCTTGAGGAACATATTTCTGAGCTAATCTAAATAATTCATCAATAGATTCGTTCATCAGTGCCTGTTTGCAGAAACCATCTACCCATAGCCAGTCACCATTGTTAGTATAAGCCCATACTGAAATCACAGAGAAGTCCGCTGATTCCTTGTTACTTGTTGCAAAGTCAGTAGTAATATAGAAGTTGTAAGCACTCATATTCTGCTTAACATTAGCGTGTTTGTACCAAGTTATATCAGAATCGTTAATCAAACGCTCTTCATCAGACATAATGCGTAGCATAAGCTCCTGGTTGAAGCTATCTATCTTACCTGCTGCTTTAGATTTAGTATATTGTCCATACACGTAGTCATAATTAAATCTATCTTCCCAAGCACCTCTAAAATTTTCCTCACTTACAGGGAACTCTTCACATACTGGGTATACATTTACATGCCATGCCCCAGATTCTACTGCTTTATACAATGGGTCTTTAGCGTTAAAAGGGGTACCTGACCAGATTACTTTACGTTTAGCTGGGTGCAACGCATAATCAATAGCTGAGTATACAGTGTTCTCTACACTCTCAATTACAGTAGGGGATCTAGCATCATCATCAGAGATTAAGTCATCCAGAATAGCTAATTGAGGTCTAGTATTTAGTTCCACGGTTCCACGTACACCTGTCTTAGCACCATGACCTGTTACAACTAGCTCTTTACCCTCTTTATTCTTAAAATACCATCTAATATCAGTAAATTTAGCCGCCTCTAAGTATTGAAGTAGGAAAGGGCTATTCTGACAGCGTCTTTCTAAACGTAGCCTCATCTTCTTTACACCATTCTCAATTGAGTCTGACACATACAAAGCATAATCTACATCTCCAAACCCTGGGATAGATCCGTATACTGCTAGATACAAGAATAAGTATTCAGCCATGATAGTAGTCTTAGCTAAACCACGAGAACACATATTCACTGTATTCTGCTTCTTGCCTACAATGTTATCTAACATTTGATAGTGAATTACAGGGGTTTTATTCTCCTCTCCCCTTTCACCATTAACTAATTTAATAAAACTAACAAATTCTAGTGCAAACTCACTAGGAACGTAATTTGGATCAGGAGCGTAACTAATATCATTAAGCCACTCCTCAACTGTCTTTTTAATTAATTCTGACATTACAGGCGGTAACTCCGTAGCTCTTTAACTCGTTTAGCATCGTCATCCTCTGCTTCAGAAATTAAGTAGCTGACTTCCATAGATATCTGTTCAAACTTCATCCTTTGTACTACATCTGGGGATTCATGCATCCCTTCTTTAGCTAATTGCTTAATAGCTTTTAATTTAGTTATACAATCATTCATGCAGTGTATCAAGGTACCTCCTGGTATTCTGTTTCAACTATACTAGTCTTCTTAGCAATAATATCAGAGTGTGCCGCTTCCTGTGCACTCATATGCCCTGCTTGAATCATCTTAAGCTGTTGTTGAGCTAAAGCTTTAGTAGTAGCTCTTAAGTCATCCACTACATCACTGTTATAATTAACATCTACTTCTACTTTAGCAGTCTCAGGAGCTTTAAGCTGTACAATTAAACATTCAGCAGCTTTTTGTCTCACAGTTTCAGACTTAGCAGTACGCATTAAATCCGCCTGCATGTTAATAGCTTCCTGATGCAGATCCATATTAAGAACATGTACAGGTACAAGAGACTGCTCCATAATCTTATTAACTAAATCATTACGATTGTAGGCAGTAGAGTATGAGGCAATATTCTTACCTGTAATACCCTTATCCACTAATCTCTGGTATCTCTCAGGGAACGTCTTACTATACGCTAGCGTATTTCCGTCTCCTAACAGCTTGTAACTAACAAATTTAACTGCATTAATATAATCCAGTGTTTTGTACTTACCTGCTTTCAATACAGAAGCAAAACTAAGCACATTGTTCCTGTAGTGCTCTCTGAAGTCCCCATCCTCAGTGTCATTAACTACATCAACCATATCTTGGGTCACATACTTACGCATATTTGAAGGAAGCGTACCCTGTAATTGTGCAACAGACAGTTTAGATTCAGGGTCTTTCTTAGCAATAGCGTTAGTCTTTTCAGTCAATCTCATTAAATATCCTCACTTGGCATGTATAAGTGAAAGTGCTGCTCTGCTTCTTCCACTATTTCTTTTAATCTATCTTCGTGCACAGCTTCAAACCATTCTTTCTTAGCTCCAATAGGAGTAATCTCTTTAACTAGGGCTGCTAAGATTTTCTTCTCTACAGTCACTACATCATTAAAAACCTCACTTACAGCAATAAATTCAGCTGTATTAAAGGGTTTATGTTGATTATAGTCTCTGTAACGTTTAGCTAAATCTCTAGTCATTCCTATTTTGATATACTCAGGAAATACATCATCTCGCAGTATGTAGATGTACCCACGTTTGATCTCCCTCTTCTCGTAAGCAGGATAGCTATGATAACTACTTAGTAACTGATCTTCTAACCTATTCTTCAGTAATTCCAACAGCTTTCTCCTTTTTAGTTAATTTAGTGTAAATAGAGTGCAATTTAGGTTTCTCATCCATAGGACCTAAAACACAATACTCAGGATTTAACATGAAGCCATGTCTATACTTCTGCATTAGATCTAATTTGATTATCTTTCGAACTCCAGAAGACACATGCGATGCATACATTTCTAATGCACTAGCAATATCCTTCTGGTTTTCATAGCAGATATTACCAAAATTAGTCTTATTGAAGATATGGGAAAATATCCTAAGTTCACTTTTTGTTAGCTCAGGAGCGATGTCAATAAATCCGTGTTTGTATACCATGAGATAGGGTGTATTTGATTTCATGCGCTAATTATATAACTAATTACAGAAATATGTAACTACAATTACACTTTTTTATTATTCTTAACTAAAAGTTACGGAAATCTAGTACAAAAGTTACATAGTTTGCAGAACTAAAGTTACGTGGATCGTGTAACTTTGGGTATCTGAAACCCTTGATTTTAAAGGGTTCCCCTAATCTATATCTATAAGGGGGTTTGGGGGAGCATTCGCATCCCCCACCAGAAGTAGGAGCATAATGAGGATAGAATTAGGAGGAAACAACATAGATTAACTAATACTAATAGTATTATTAATATTAATTATAAAGTAACGGACACCTTCCACCCCTTGGGGGGGGTTACAGGTGTCCTTATCAGAAGGAGGAGTATATTAGAAAACACTAATGGAGCAGTACAGATTTTCATAATCTACTTACGGGAGTAGTAACTTACTGTATTGGGGCAGATTCTTAAAGGTACCCCCCCCTATGCCTTGACCATAACTATCTTTTTCCTTACACATTGCCCGTGACTTCGTCACGCCTGGCATAATTTTGTGTCATCTTTTAACTACATAGGAGTCTATCATGGCTAAATCATACAAAAACTACAACATCCTTGCTTCAGGTACAGAACTTAAGGGAGTGAACATCAGTGTGTCTGGTGCTGATGTAAATGTTGATAACTTAATTACCATCTTAACTGGTGGTGATTATGATATTACCTTAACTGCCTGGAAAGACAAGCAAGCACCTAATGGTGTTAATGCTTTACTTACAGGTAAAGTTGACTCTTCTGACGAAGAGCCTGCATTCTAACGAATGCAATGTCTCAGCACCTTCGGGTGTTGGGACATACCTTTTTTTTACACACACCACACATCACACAAAAGATAGACACACAGACTACACATAGGATAGGGTGACTTCGTCACGTCAGGCGTTATATATACTTTATATATAACTTTATATACATTAATAGGAGCAACATATGAAAATATGGAAACATTTAAGTAATTCAATTGTTAACGTTTTAGGTTTAGTAGATGAACTCACAGGTGAACAGGGTCTAAGAGCATCAACCAGAAATACAATGTCAATCATTAATGAGAGCCTTGAGCAATCATTAGTTATGAATAGAGTAGAGGCTAAGCAAGAATTAGCAGACTTCTTAATCGAGCATAACGTATGTATTGATGACAACGGTAACATCACTGAAATCAATTCTAAGACTACAAAGAAAGCATAACCCAATATCCTAAGCATGATTCAAAACTGCTCATTTCCTTTTTAACTAAAGGATAGTACCCAGAAAGTATTTAATAAAGAATATTAGTTTTAACTACCTGCTAATACTCTTAATCTCAATATAGGTAGTAATTTCATAAGGAAATAAAATCATGGCTATAACATTAGTTGATAAGTCTGCAGAGACTAAAAACACTAAAAAGCAAAACAACCAAGAGTACTACAACATCTATTTAGATGATGAAAGAAGTTGTGTTTTCACACCTAACAGTGAGGCAACAGCTAACGTACTTAATACAGACTTAGTACTTAAGATTATTACTAATAATCTAACTAACGATGTATTGTTCACTACTACCAAGCCTAGGAAAGTTAATGGCAAGGTATATACTAACTTCCAAGTTAAAGTTAAACCTGTTAAAGGTGAGCACGCTGGTAAATACGTTGGTATGGGTTTTATCAATTACTATGATAATGAACTAACTGAAACTAGTTCTGAAGAGCAGAAAGCTCTAACAATTAGTAATATGATGACAGAGTTAGAGGCTGTTAAACCAGAACAGGTTGTTAAACATCTAACAACTGCAGATGCACAAGTACTTGTAGGTAACTTGTAACATCTAATTAAGCCTTAAGAGTGTCATAGCTCTTAAGGTTTATATTTTTTTTATTAATTAACAAACAGAGGATAGTATGGAAACTAATCAATTACAAACAGAACAACAATATAGCAAGCAACAAACTCAAAGCATTATCTTAGAAGACCTTAACAGAGAATTACCAGTTAAGTTATACATGGATGTACTACAAGCAGTATCTAATTATAGAAGTGCTAAGTACTATGATTCTAAGAACCTACGTATTAAACACCTAAAGAAAACTAATAAAGTAGTTAATGCTATCTTTTATAACATTCTTAAGACTGATAGACAGCGTCCTATTCAAGACCCAGCTACTTCCATAGGCTTTGATGTAGGTATGAGAAATCCTGTTGATGCAGTTAAGACTGGTGCAGAGTTATTAGCAGTAACAGCTAATACAGGCTTATTTGACATCCTGCTGTATACAGATGGTACAGAGGTTAAACCTAAATTGATAGTAGAAACTGATACTAGGCATAAACTAGATATGCTTCAGTTCTTACCGCCTATGAAAGAAGTACCTCAAGAATGGGTAGACAACAATACTGGTGGCTGGTTATTCGAACAAAAGAGTGTACTGCTTGGTAAGGGTAATCACCATGAAGAACCTCAAGCCTTAGATGCTTTAAATAAATTACAGACAGTACCATGGGAGATAGACCCAGATGTGTTACTAAATGAAACTAATAGTAATATTGCTATGGATCCTGATCAGTTCTTAACAATAGCATCAGAGTATATTGGTATGCCTTTCTACTTTGTATGGAGATTTGATAAGCGTGGGCGTAGTTACAGCAGTGGCTATGACCTTAATATTCAATCTAATGAATATGGTAAAGCTTTGTTATCTCTTCATAATAAAGAAGTTATTACTAAACTTGTTAACCTTAAGATAGCTATTGCTAATCATGCAGGACATGATAAGTTAACTTGGAGAGAACGTATACAGTGGTTTAATGCTCAGAATGATACCTTTGAAACTAAAGATTGGGATGAACCTATCTTAGGTAGAAAGGCTATTAGAGCTTATCAAGATACCTTAGATGGTAAAGCTACAGGTTATACAATGTCCTTAGATGCTACAGCTAGTGGTTTACAGGTTATGGCAGCGCTTACAGGCTGTAAGAAGACTGCTAAAGCTTGTAATATGGTTGATACAGGTAAACGTGAAGACCTTTACGAAATGGTAGCTGATGAAATGAATAAGCACTTAAATAATACTGTTGATAGAAAGTTAGTTAAGAAGCCTATCATGACTCATTACTATAATTCACAAGCTAATCCTGCTAATACCTTTACAGAGGAACAGTTAGAAGTATTCTATAAAGTATTAGATGATTCTTTTGAAGGTGCTGAAGCTATGATGTCTACTATCAATGACTTCTGGAACTACGATGCTGATGTACATCAGTGGACTCTACCAGATGGGCATGTTGCTAAAGTTAAAGTTATGGAAATGACTGATACTCGTATTGAAGTAGATGAGTTAAACCATAGAACGTTTACTTATAGATACGCTAAGCAAACACCTAGTAATAACTATAGAAGCCTTGTAGCTAACATTGTTCACAGTGTTGATGGTTATATAGCTAGAGAAATGGTAAGACGTGCAGACTTTGAATTAGTACATATCCATGATTGCTTTGTATTCCACCCTAATTACTTAAGAACAGTAACAGGTATGTATAAAGAGATTATGGCTGAAATAGCTAGAAGTAATCTATTGAGTGATATCCTTAGTGAGTTAAAAGGACATCATGTACCAGTTACTAAAGCGTCTAATGATTTAGATGTTGATATTCTAAGTAGTCAATACATGTTAAGTTAACAAAATCCCCTATGCCGTAAGGTATAGGGGGTTATTTTTTTTATTATGAGTTGGTGGTTGAAAGTACGAAGTGGACTCCGTCCACTAATGTGAATTAATAAAAAGGAAATGAAATGCAACAATTAATTATTTTTAAACAAGACTTTATAGGGGATTGTTGGGTACAACTATGCCAACATTTAGATATCCCATTTGAAGCTAAAAAAGCAACAATTTACTTTACTTCTGTAGATTTCGAATAATTGTTAGACGAAAGACTAACTGCTATAATTAATATTGAAAACACACAATGTCATCTAAACTTCACTACTCACACTTTGAAATTAAGCATTGTACCCATTTAGGATGTATAAATCATACTAGACAGGGGTGTAGACTTAATCTACTCTCTATTGAGAAATATGGGACTCTAGTAGAAGGATTACATAATCCTACAATGTGTCAGGCAAGAAGACAAAATGACTTACATATGACTGAAAGGATGTTACATGAATAATTTTGCATTTAATTTTGGCAGTTCTGCACCTGCTATAAACTTTACTCAAGAGCAGCAAGATATTATTAATAGTACGGAATCTGCGATTATTGTGAATGCTGTAGCAGGATCAGGAAAGACTTCTGTACTTATGCAATTAGCTAATACAACTAGTAATGGGCTATATTTAGCGTTTAATAAGGCAATTGTAAATGATGTAGTTGATAAGTTACCTATGGGTTGGAGTTGTAAGACTTTCAACTCACTAGGCCTTTCTATGTTGAAACACCACAGTAAATTTAAATCTAGTAAAGTAAATTTTAAAAAATATTCAAAGCTATTTAACTATGATGTAGCTGCAAATCTTGCACAAAAGCACATGACACTAGGAGGTAATGCCAGTGATAAATCATGGGAAGCAACGTGTGATAGATTTAATATTGCTTCTAATCTAATTGAAGATGCTAAAGTATTCCTGAAACAGGGATTAATGCACACTACTGAAATTAGTGGTGATGAAATGTTGGAATACCCTATGCGATTAGGAATGAAAACAGAAAAGTACGATATGGTACTTGTAGATGAGTGCCAGGATTTAAATCCTCAACAAATTAAGTTCTTGAATTGTATACCAACAAACAAGATAGTATTTGTAGGAGATGCTCATCAAGCTATTTATGGATTTAGAGGTAGTGATCCTCATGCTATTGATCTAATTAAACAAGGATACAATCCTAAAGAATATCCTATGTATGAGAGTTTTAGATGTCCTCAGGAAATACTATCAATAGTACATAGTAGAGTTCCTCATATCACTAGTCAAAAGACAGGAGGAGTATTACAGCAAAAATACGCACATAGTATACAATACCCTGATGACTGTTTTATTATTAGTAGAACTAATTCTTCACTGATTAAACTAGCTTACCAGTTTATCAAGAAAGATATTAAATTCTCAATTGGTAGAATGTTTATAGCTCAATTAGAGAAAGAACTAAAGCCACTACTGAAGACAAATAGTCGTATTGACACATTAATTGATAACACAAAAGCACAGTATCATAAGATACTTCAGATTTATGAATCTAAGAACTGGAACACTGCTGCATTAAATGACAGATACTCAGGTATTTTTGCTATCTTAGATAGATGCAACACAATTGCAGAAGTTAAAACTTTTATTAAATCTATGAAGTTACACGAAGATAGTGCAAGTAAGAGAAAGTTAATGACAATTCATGCAAGTAAGGGTTTAGAAACAGACACAGTATTCTTCATTAATCCTGATATTTGTGATTATCTAAAAACAAGAACAAATGTGGAATGGGAACAGCAACAGGAAGATAACTTATATTATGTAGCATGTACACGAGCACTGCAACAGTTAGTATTAGTTAGATGAATGCTATTGATATATTTGATATTGTTCCTGGAATGGGATTACTAATTCCCACTGATAGAGGGAAATGTGAATTTACAAAGCATATAGTGGTTAGCACTTCAAAAGGGCACCCAGGTTCACGTAAGGTATATTGTAATCATGGTTTTGAATTTGGAGAAGAACACACTTTTTATCTAAATAACCAAGTGAATCAAACCTTCTTACTTCTAGAACCAGAACACACAATTATAAACTTTGATGAGGACTAACTATGCAAATTGAAATATGGCAACTAGCTATCATAACTTCTATTATAGGTACAGTAGCATTCCTGCAAGGAATGCGACATATAGGAAAGAAAATTAATAGGATAGGTATTGCTGTAAGTAAACAACAAGTAGATACAGCATACTCAGCAGGATTTGAAGATGGTAGAACACAACCTGAATGTTTTAATTCTATAACACCAGATAATGGTGGGGAATGTTATGCTTCAGAATGTACACATCATTGTAAAACAGAGCCTTTATGTGGTTCACAACATAGGAATTAACTAATGTTAAATTATTCATTTATTTATGACAATATGATTGAACATAAACGTAAGTGTCATGCATGTAAAACAGACACCCTTAAAAAAACTAAAGAAACAGAAGGTGATGGTATTAAAGCACCTTCATATATTATTTATGAGTGTCAGGAGTGTGGGCTAACTCATAAGCGTATTACTAAAAACTTTAGAGATTAGAAATGGGTTATAGAAGTGCAGTATGGTTAGTAGTTCCTAATGGGTATACTAAAGAATTTGAAAACTTACTAAAAGATGAATGGTGGGATTCTAAATACCCTACTGACCTATTTCCTGAGAGTACTCATACTACATACTTACTAGAAGATTGGAAATGGTATGACAGTTACACAGATGTACAGAAAATTACTGGTTTCTTACAAGACAGAAACACAATGGCTGAAATATTAGATCCTGACGGTCTAACACACACAAGTGCTATTGTAAGATTAGGTGAGGAATTTGGAGATTATGAAGACCATTTAGGTACAGCCTATGAATTTGAAATTTACCCTACACAAGGAATAGAAGGAGTTTAATTATGGATACCTTTACTATATTTACACTGGTAATTGCTACAATTGGAGTAGTTATAATTAGTTATGGTCTTGTAATGGCTATTGAAATCAACAAAGATATTAATCGTAGAGTCATTAAACAAGACCCTGCAAATTTCACACACTTTAAAACTAAATTTGAAAAATAGGAGAATATTATGAGCAATGCCTTTAATGAATACATGTCATATTGTAGTGACCAAGATAATGCTGGTTACTCAAATGTAAAAACAACTATAGACACATTACTTGAAGATTTAGATGGTCAACCTCCTGAAGAACAAGTAGGCTTTCGTAAATACGAAACTAAAACTAGAACACTTTCTGTAAAGCGTAATCGTGGAGACTACCAGTATGGGAAGAGTTAAACAACAACTTATTGATGAGCAAGAGCATGATGAATTCATGCGTGACCAAGAACCTGATTTTGATGACTATGCTAAAGCTAAATTAGCTAAAGACAAGGATGACTATGAAGAATGGGCAAAAGTTGAAGAAGAAGGTGAATACTGCCAAGAGTGTTATCACATACAGAGGACTACTGATCCTTACGGGACTGGCGATAGTCCTACTGTTAGAGAATGCACTGCTGATAACCCTATGGAATGTCCTGGAGTAGTTCAATGAGTAACTTAAATGAAATACTAGATAAAGCTTTTAATGTAAGAGATCTATTACTAGAAATTGAAAATCCTAGTGAAGACTACATTACAGTTACAAGACTACTTAAAACTGTTGAAATGAATAGTAGAGAGCTGCTAGATATGCAAGATGCTATAATTGATTACTTAGAAGAGAAACTATGAGCTATCCAGCAAACATACACCAAGCATTTACTGATGCCCAAGCTACTATTAAAAAGTTTCCTAAACATAAAGACAACATCGAAGATGCATTTGATTTAATGCTATCTGAAATTGAAGATGGTGAATCTGATGACTGGGAAATAGATAAATTTTATAACTACATGGTGGAGTTAACCTCATGACTGAATCAGTTAAACAATATAACATCCCTAAAGGGGATAAAGTAGTAATGCGTGACTCTAATGATAATCCTACTAGCATGAAGTTCCTCGGTATGGATGGTGCTTATGGTCGTTGGAAGGTAGGTGAAGAAACTTTAATAGGTAACTACTATGGCTTATTTCATTACAACACCAGCCAGAAATACTGGTATTACGAACCAGAGGAGAGTAAAAATGAGTGAATTTAATTTAGATGAATGGTCAGACATGAAGATTGACCAGTGGTTTTATGACAGACAGATTGCACAGAATGGTAATCCATTAACACAATCTATTAAAACACTGGAAGAAACTACTGAATTAATTGATGCTATTAATCGTAACGATAGACACGCTATGATGGATGCAGTAGGAGATATCTATGTCACCCTTAGGGGAGTATGCTTAACAGCAGGTGTTGAATTTGATAACTGTGTACAACAAGCTTACGATGAAATTAAAGACCGTACAGGCTATCTTCGAGAAGATGGTATGTTTATTAAGGATTAGATTATGGCTATTTATGGAGATAATAAACATAACTACGAAGATAATCGTGTTGAAATAGGTTGGGCAACTGAAATACATAACTACTTAGTAGACCAAGTGCAGCGAGCTAAATCTAAACATTACACAACTAAACAAAAATTCTATGAAGACCTAGCTGAAAAGCAAGACATGGTCATTGAGTATTTAGAAAGAAATTAATAACTAGTTTAAGAACACAAAGGCCTCATATAGACCTCAGCCTTGTTAGCCAGTTTGAGAGTACTGGTGTGTAAAAACTCTCACTTAATTTAATTTATATTTGGAAATATTATGAGTAAAACACTTATTGAAGGCAGAACTCAAAGAAGAGATGCCAATGGTAACAGAATTAGTAAAAAATCAGTTAGTCATGGTACATATCGTTGTACAAGACACCCAAATAGTAAGCGCTGTAAATAATTATGAAACAGCCTGCAGATTACCCAACACAGCCTACATGTGAAACATGTGGCTCTTATTCTTCTCAATTAGAAGAAGGGATGTGTAAGTGGTGTAGATCACATTACAATCTTATTCCTAATGTAGCACCTGGATTTTTTAAACGTACAATTAGAAAGTTAAAATCCAAGTTCAAATAGGAACTCCGTTCCTTATTGCAAGGAGCTATTAATGCTAGAAGAAAACCAAACAGAATTTAAAGTATTAGATTCTGAAAATCAACTCGTCTATAAAGTAGAAGAACTCTCTGAAGACATACTGCAATTAACATTTAATGCAACATTAATTCAAGAAGACCAAATAGATGAGTTACTTATTACAATTAAACAATTACTTTACGAGGAGCCGTCATGCGATTAGGACAACAAGCCCAATATAGCATTCAACAAGATATTATGAATGATTTATTTAATCTGCCTACAACTAAAATTGAAACAGCTAAAACAGAACTAACTACTAAATGTTATGAAACATGGATTTCATACTATACTCCATATATTTCAAAATTACCTGCTGGATTTTTTCATCATAAACATAAAGTGCAAATGTTAGTAAATGAGGAAGAAAGCGAACGTTGGTATACAAAACGTAATCCTCATTATTATTTAGCAACAGTAGACCCAAAAGATGAGTGGAGACCTTTGGAAATTCCTTTTACTGTTCCTAGAGAACATGAAGAAGAAGTATCTACACTACACCAACAAGATACTGATTTGCAAAAAGAAATGCAAGAAATGAAACAGTACTTAAATGATTCTTTGGATACTTGGAATACTACTACTAAATTACGTAAAGGGTGGCCTGAAATGCTTCATAAGTATATTCCTGAAGAACCTAAACGTGCACCACGTAAAGCTAAACAAGTAAAAGAAGAAGTAGTTCCTGATGCACCAACATCTTCTATGCAACAAAGAGTTACCTTAAATATTCTGGAGAATTAGTATGTTAGATATCACACCTAAAGATGCCTCAGAAGGCTTAAAACGCTTATTTAAAGCAGATAAAGTACCTATGCTTGTAGGTAGCCCAGGAATTGGTAAATCAGACATTATTAATGATTTAGCTAAATCAGTTAATGTAGAAGTACGTGACCTAAGGTTAGCACAAGCAGACCCTACTGATCTACTAGGATTTCCTATTGTAGATAAAGCAGGTATACGTATGAAATACGCACCACCATCATTATTTCCATTAAAAGGTATTGATAAAATTCCTGAAGGTAAGAATGGTTGGCTAATCTTTTTAGATGAGATGAATTCAGCTACCCCTAATCTACAATCAGCAGCTTATAAAGTTGTACTGGATCGTATGGTAGGAGAATATGAATTACACCCTAATACTTGGATTGTATGTGCTGGTAATAAAAAGACTGATAAGGCAGTAGTTAACAAATTAAGTACAGCTATGCAGTCTAGATTAATTCATATGAATCTATCTGTAAGTCACAAGGACTGGTTAGAGTGGGCTAATACAAACGGTATTGATCATAGAGTAATTTCATTTATTAAATTTAGACCTGAGCGTCTACATACATTTGATCCTAATCATAGTGATGATACGTTTGCATGTCCTAGAACTTGGAGCTTCTTGTCAGATATTATTGCTTCAAGAGAAGACTTTGACTATACAGACTATGTATTAATGTCGGGTACTGTAGGTCAAGGACCTGCTACTGAATTTAAAGCATACTGCGAGATTTATGAATCTCTACCTACTATTGAGGATATGTTACAAAATCCTCATGGAATTCAGATGCCAGATGAACCAGATAAACAATACGCTTTAACTACTCTAGTTAGTCATAATATGAATGAACAAAATATTACACAATTACTAGTTGTAGTTAATAAGCTACCTCCTGAAATGCAATTACTTACATTAAAAGATGTATATAGTAAAACACCTGCATTAAAAGGACATCAATTAATTTTAGATTGGGTAAATAAGAATGCACACTTAATGGTAGGATAATACTATGGAGACAAACAAAACTTTAGAAGACAGAATTAGGTATGCCAAAGTGCAGTTAATGTCTAAATCTGTGTTTCTATCTACTATATGTCTTCGATTACGTCATGAAATTTCAGATGTAATACCTACAGCAGGTACTAATGGACTTACTATTCTATACAATCCTGATTTCGTAGCTTCTATTGATACAGAAGAGCTTACTGGGCTACTGGCACACGAAGTGTGGCACGTAGCATTCCAACATATTACAAGAGTAGGAAATAGAGATAAGCGCTTATGGAACGTTGCTGGTGACTACGTAATTAATGATATGCTACTTAAAGCAAATTTTAAATTACCTGCTGATGGTTTGCATGATAGTAAATATGCTGATATGACTACTGAGCAAGTGTATGACATCATATTTGAAGAGCAAGATCAATATAAAAACTTTGTACAAGATATCTTAGAACCTGGTGAAGGATCTACTAATGATCAAGATTCTCAAAATACTGCACAAGGTACTGATAAGCTAAAAGAGCAATTAACTAGTATTATTGTACAAGCACAGACACAATCCATGATGGCTGGTAAACAACAAGGTGAAATCCCTGGGGAAGTAGCTAGAATGATTGATGATCTAATTAATCCTAAATTAGATTGGAAACAGTTATTAGATAGGTATGTAAGTGAACGCAGTAAGAATGACTTTACATGGATGAGACCTAATAAAAGGTTTATGCCTAATCATTACTTGCCTAGCATGTATTCTGAAACAATTGGAAATATCACTATTGCTATTGATACTTCAGGTTCAGTTACACAAGAAGAACTAACTGAAATGCTAACTGAAATTGAAAGTATTAGAGATACCTATCAGCCAGAAGAACTAGTAGTAATTGACTGTGATTACATTATACATGGTGTACATAAAGTAGATAAATATACAGATATTCATGATATCCAATTTAAAGGTGAAGGGGGTACTTCTTTCGATCCTGTATTTGAATATTGTAAAGATAATCCTCCTAACATACTAATCTACTTCACGGATTTATACGCAGAGCCTGTACAAAATAATGTAGAATATGATGTTTTATGGGTATGCAACTCAGATCATGAGCCTGCAGTAATAGGGGAGACTATTTATATCAATGACTGAAATCATTACATTATCTCAAGCATTATGCTTTGAGTATTACATGGGTGCTATTGAACAGACTTCTACTTCTTTTTCAAAAAAAGAAGCTTTAGAGTTTTACACACAGCATAAAGAAGAATATTTAGATAAAGCTGAAAAAATATTGGATTTACTTTCAAAGCCACCTAAAGTATTACATTAACTTCTATGAAACCAATTACTACCGTACTTCTCATTAATGAGAGAGGTGGGATAGATGAATATTCGTTAAATGAATACTACTATGCTCCTTTAGAAAAATTAGGTATAGCTAGAGATTCTATAATAGCTAAACCACTAATATACGATACACCTAAAAAAGTATCTGCTAAAGTAGGTAAAGCATGGTTAACTAAATTAAGGGAACAAATTCCTACTACTGTAACTAACTTAATTGTTGCAGACAGTAACTACTACAAGTGGTTAACTAAAAATACAAAGGTATCCACACATGTAGGTACTGCTGTACTGAGTAAATTTGACGAATATGAAGACTTTAGGTGTGTACATGTACCTCACTACAAATCATTGTATAAACAGCCTGAAAATCAATTACTAATTGATATAGGACTTAAAGCTATTACAGGCTTTACTAAAAAAGCTGTCATACATTCTGAAGAATACACTAAAGTTCTAGGTACTGAGTTAGATATTTTAGATCAACTATACCAATACCCAGCACTGACTGTAGATATTGAAACCACAGGACTTAAATTAACAGACACTATTGTTACTATTGCTTTTGCATGGGATCAACATAATGGTGTTGCTATTGATATTAGAGAAACTGGTTACTGGAATATTAAAGAATTCCTAGTAAATTACTCAGGTACTTTAATTATGCACAATGCATTATTTGATGCTAAGCTAATGATAGCTAATTGGTGGATGGAATCTGAAACTGACTACAAAGGATTGCAAGAAGGTCTTGAAGTATTTAGTCAAGTAGACGACACCATGTTACTTGCTTATTTAGAAAAGAACTCTACTACTCAAGTAGATTTAGGGCTTAAAGGCAATGCTCTTGAATATGTAGGAAATTATGCTTTAGATGTAAAAGATATTACTAAACATACTTCTGAAGAATTAATGAAATACAATCTAATTGATACGTTAGCTACATGGTTTGTTTATAACAAATATAGTAACCAACTTACTAGTGAAACGTATATTGATATATTCAAGCCTAGTATTAAGCCTATTCTTAAAATGATGTTAGTAGGCTTACCACTAGACCAAGCAGTAGTAGATACAGTATACAAACAACTAAAAGATGAAGAATATGCAGTACGTGTAAAGTTACATAAATTACCTACTATCCAAAAAGCTGATCAAATATTTCAAGAACAAGCACGAGAACAAGCTAATGCTAAATTAAAAACTAAAGTAAAGTCTATTGAAGATTTTCAGTATATTCAATTTAACCCAAGTTCAGGAAAGCAAATAGCAACAATACTCTTCGAAATACTAAAGCTACCTGTATTAGATATAACTGCTGGAGGTAGTCCAGCTACTGATGCTAAAACACTTAAAAAACTTAAGAAAGAGACTCAAAATACAGAAGCTCTTGAAATTATAGAGGGTATTCTTAAAATTGCAGAAGTATCTAAAATAACAGGTACATTTCTTAAAGCTTTTAAAGCTGGAAATAACTTTTTACATGGTAATCTAAAATTAGGTGGAACACAATCAGGAAGACTATCTAGTAATTCACCTAATTTAACTAATCTACCTGCACAAGGTAAGATGGGTAAGTTAATTAAAAGCTGTGTTGTAGCTCCTGAAGGGTGGTTATTTGCAGGTGCAGATTTCAATGCTCTAGAAGCTAGAATTAATGCAATTGTATCTGGAGACCCTAATAGAATTAAGATTTATACTCAAGGTTATGACAGTCACTGTCTAAATGCATACGCATATTTTAAAGACCAAATGGCTGACATAGACCCAGAAGATGTAGATAGTATTAATTCAATTTCTAGTAAATACAAGGAACTTAGACAAAAAGGTAAAGGACCTACATTTGCTTTAACTTATGGAGGTACAGCGTTCACTTTAAATAAGAATGCTGGTATCCCATTGAAGGAAGCTAAAGAAATTGAAGATAGTTATCATGAACTATATAAGGTATCTGATGAGTTTGCTGAAAAGAACAAGAAATTTGCTATTAAACATGGCTACATGGAATGTGCTTTTGGGTTAAAAATTAAGACACCTATTATTAGTAAGTCTGTAATGGATAATAAAAAGACTCCATATGCAGCAACTGCAGAAGTACGTAGTGCTAACAATGCAGTTACACAATCCTGGGGGATGCTACTTAATAGAGCAGTAATCGCTACGAATCAAAGGATCGAAGAAGCAGAAATGTATGCAGATATCCTTCCTGTTAACATGATTCACGATGCTGCCTATTTCTTAGTAAAAGATGACCCTAAGGTAGTTAAATTCCTTAACGATGTTCTAATTGAAGAAATGGAATGGAATGAGCATCCGCTCATTCAGTCAGATGATATTCCTATGTTAAGTGATTTAGATATAGGCAAATCTTGGGCAGATATGACATTATTGCCTAATAGAGCTTCACTAGAAGAAGTAGATAAAATTTTAAAATCGTTATAGGAGTAGCTATGAGCTGGTATTGCCAAATGATAGATGGTAAGAGACGTTGCATGGATTTTGGAGAGTACCAATTACATGGTTGGGTATTAGATAAGTCATTTGCTGTTGAAGAAAAAATGGGTGTATTTACACGCAAGGAGAAGAAATGAATCCACATAAACATGCTGAAGTAATTCATCATTGGGCTGAAGGATACACTATACAAAAGAAAGTATACCTTTGTTGTGAACCTAAACAAAATGGCAGATGGATAGACTGTGAAGTTACTCCTGGCTGGCATGAAGACAAAGAATATCGTGTTAAGCCTATTAATTTAGAGAAAACTGAAGATGTATAAATATACTAATAATGAGAACATTTCATTACCTCTAGCAGTATGGCTAATGAATGATGACTATGATTATGATGGCAGATCTAATGTAATTAGTGCGACATCTCTACTTAAGCCTATTCGTCAACTAGTTTTACAAAAACAAAATAAAGACTTAGATAAAACAGTAGATATTTCAAATTTAGTCAGTTCTAGAATGGGATCTGCTATTCATGCTATTGCTGAAGAAGCATGGACTAACCCAGACAACGTAGTAAAAGCTCTAAAAGCCTTAGGTATGTCTAACATAATTGAGCGCATTAATATTAATCCTGAAGACAATGAACTAACAGATACTGATATTCCTGTATACGTAGAACAACGTCATGAAAAAGAGCTTAATAATTTTATCATTTCAGGGAAATATGACCTAATCTTAAACGGTACGTTATCTGATTATAAAAGTACCTCTGTATGGACATATATTTACGATTCTAACGCTCTTAAATACACCCAACAAGGAAGTATTTATAAATGGTTAGCTCCAGAACGTATTACAGATACGCATATGGAGATTCAATTCATTTTTACTGACTGGTCATCTGCTGCAGCTCTTAGAGATCCTAAATATCCTCAAAGTAGAGTAATGACAAAACGTTACCCTTTATGGTCAGTAGAACAAACTGAACAGTATATTAAAGAAAAGCTCAGTAAATTACAGGAACTTATAGACACTCCACAGGAGCAGTTACCTGTATGTACTAAAGAAGAACTTTGGGAAAGTGACACTAAGTATAAATACTTTAAAAATCCTAAAGGTACAAGAGCTACTAAGAACTTTGACACTCTAGAAGAAGCTAACCAACGTATGGCTGATGATGGAATGATTGGGGTAGTTAAAACAGTACGGGGAGAAGCAAAAGCTTGTCGTTACTGTGATGTTGTTGATATCTGCCAACAAGCTAAAGCATTAGCTGCTGAAGGTAGATTAATTTTATAAGGAGATAAGGTGGAATACTTAATTAATTTATTTAAAAAATTGTTTACAAGCACAGAAAAAGTGCCAACCGTAATTAAGAAAGAACGTAAAAAAGCTGATAAGCGTAAGTTTACAAAAGGGCAATTAGAGCATTTGCTTAATGTTCTTGAGAACAAGAAATATGGAGTTACTTCGTACGCTAAGTTAGTAGATTATGGCAATTTAAAATATGGGTATGACAAAGTATATGTAACGTACTATAACAATATTAATAAATATAAAAAATCACTAAAGGGGTAATTCATGTCCAAATATTTTCAATTATCTGAGGATATAGTTGATGTATTAGTAGCTAAAACACAATCTAACAATAGACATTTCTTCAGAATTCTTACTGCTTACTACTTAAGTAAAGTTGCATCTATGATGCGAGTCAATATTGAAACACAAGATAGAGGTGTAATTCCTATTAATACCTATGCGCTAAATTTAATGCCTTCAGGAGCAGGTAAAGGATATTCTACAAATTTAATTGAAGAAAGTTTAATTGCTGACTTCAAAGAAGAATACCTACAGACACTATTCCCTAGCTTAGCTGCTAAAAACATAGCAGGATTAGCAAAAGTTTTAGCTCAAACAAGTCAACTAGACATTACCACTATTGAAGAAAAACTAACTAGTGAATTTGAAAGTTGTGGTGAACTACTATTTAGTTTTGATTCAGGTACAACACCTGCAATTAAACAAATGCGTCAAAAGCTTCTATTAGCTGGTGCAGGCTCTATGAATCTAGAAATGGATGAGGTAGGTAGTAATCTGCTAGGTAATCTAGAAATGATTAATACTTTTTTAGAACTCTACGATATTGGTAAGACTAAACAAAAGCTTATTAAGAGCACTACTGAAAATAAAAGAATGACTGACATTGATGGTAGAACTCCTACTAATCTAATGTTATTTGGTACACCTACTAAATTACTAGATGGTGGTAAGACTGAAGATGATTTCAAACAAATGTTAGAAACTGGGTATGCTCGTAGACTCTTATTTGGCTATGAGCAAGCAGAATCTGTGGTTTCACCTCTAACACCAGAAGAACAATTTGATAAGCTAGTTGACCAAAACCAAAGTAATTTGATGCAACAAATTAGCCTTCATTTAAAGCGTTTATGTAATTCTAATCATTTTAATACTCTAATACAAATGAGTAGAGAAATCTCAATACAGCTGCTTACCTATAAAACAGATTGTGAAGAAAGAGCTATCAAAATGAAAGCTCATCAAGAACTACACAAAACTGAGATAAAGCATAGATACTATAAAGCACTTAAATTAGCTGGTGCTTATGCGTATATTGATGGCCAAACAGAAGTTAAAAGAGAACACTTAGAAGCTGCTATTACTTTAGTTGAAGATTCAGGAGAACATTTCAATAGAATTTTAAAAAAGAAAGGCCCATATATTCGATTAGCTGAGTATATTGCTGATATTGGTACTGAAGTAACACAAGTAGATCTTGTAGAAGATTTACCTTTTTATAAAGGCAGTGAAAGAGACAAACAATCTTTAATGAATTTAGCTATTGCTTATGGGTATAAGAATAATATTATTATTCGTAGATCAGAAACTGATGGTATTGAGTTCTTTTCAGGAGAAGCACTTAAAAAAACTGATTTAGATAAAATACATGTATCTCATAGTACTGACATAACTGAGAATTTTCAAGAAGACTGTACAAACTTTACTAAGCTTCATGAATTAGTGACAAACCCTGGATATCACTATACAGCTCATGCATTTAAAGATGGGTATCGTAATAGTGATAATGCTATTCCTGGTTTTGATCTATTAATCTTAGATTTAGATGGTACTGTACAAATGAGTACTGCTGAAACATTATTAGAGCAGTATACATATCTAATGGCTACTACTAAACGTCATACAACTGATACAAATAGATTTAGAATCATTCTACCTATTAGTCATTATCTAAAACTATCATCAAGAGACTATAGTAAATTCATGGAAAATGTATTCTCGTGGTTACCTTTTGATGTAGATGCACAAACTAAGAACATTTCACGTAAGTGGTTATCTCATAATGGGCATCATGTATACAACCAAGGTAAATTAGTAGACGCTACACTATTTATCCCTCAAACTAAAAAATCAGATAAATTCAACCAGTCTGTAATTGATGCAGGAGCTATTTCTAATATGGAAAGATGGTTCTTAGCTAATACAGAAATGGGTAATCGTTCTAATATGCTGTACAGATTAGGTTGTGTATACATAGATAGTGGAGCAGATATGAGTGAAATTGAAGGTCTTCTAGCTAACTTTAATGATAAGTTAGAAGTGCCTCTTCCAGAGACTGAATTGAAAAATCAAGTAAATGCAGCTCTTAATTCTAAAATTAAACGTCAAGGAGTTTAAATGAACAATAACTTAGTATTAGTATGTGGTAAATCCGCATCAGGTAAATCAGCAAGTCTTCAACATATTGATGACCCAAAAGGTGTTTTGTATCTTAATTGTGAGAACAATAAAAAATTACCTTTTAAATCTGATTTTATTCAGTACACAATCACAGATCCTGAACATGTTCCTATGATTATCAATGCGTTAGAGACTGAAGAGTCTATCAATATTGGTGGTAAAGACCATGATACAGGTAGCATTCACACAGTTGTAGTAGATAGTTTAACGTATCTAATGGATATGTATGAAAGTACTAAAGTACTGACTTCATCTAACACTATGCAAGCCTGGGGAGGTTATGCTCAGTTTATGAAGAATATGATGGCACAAGATGTAGCTAAATCTACTCGTAATATCATTTTCTTAGCTCATACCTCAGATGTCTATAATGAGTCTGAAATGGTTAATGAAACGCTTGTTAAAGTTAAAGGCTCATTAATGAATCAAGGTATAGAGAGTTTCTTCTCTACTGTTATCAGCTGTAAGAAGATGCCATTAACTAAAATGGAAATTGCTAACTCTCCTCTATATAAGATTAATGACACAGAAGAGATGCTTGGCTTTAAATATGTATACCAAACTCGTTTAACTAAAGAAACTGTTAACGAGCGTATGCGTAGTCCAGTAGGTATGTGGGAAATGAATGAAACATTCATTGATAACAATATACAACATGTACTGGAACGTCTTCATACTTACTATGAAGACTAAGGTGTTTATGTAAATATGCAGAGTTTAGCCTTTAGTAGACGAGGACTATAAATTAAACTCAAGTTGCTAGTCATTTTGGCAGTTTATGACTTTAACTAAGACTGCCTTCTAATTAAGGAGAAAAATGAAAAATCGAGCATTAAAAAATATTGCGCAAATTTGGCGTAAGAAACAATTAGTTAAAGCTGAAGTAGATGAAGCTTTAGATAAATATGATTTAAGTAATACAGCTAAAGATATCTTTATCTACATAGCAGCGAACAAAGCAAATATTTCATCTATTGTACATAATCCGTATTTTGCAGATAAATCAATATCTACAATCAAACGTGCAGTATTAGAACTTAAACAGAGTGTTTTAATTGAGAGTCAAGTAGATTCCATTGATAAACGTGTGTATTGGTTAATACCTACACAAGGGGACTAATATGTTATTTGAATACCTAGTTGGGGCAAGTATTCTATACCAAGCATGGCTTATTTATTTAATTATTAACGACTTCCAGGAGTAACTGTGGGCAGTAAAAATTTAGAATTCACATTAGATGATGGTACTGTTATTACAACTAACCAGCTTAGTGAACAATTAGGGTGCAGTGTTAGTACTGCCTATGCAAGATTAATGGCATCGAAAGATCCTAAGTTAGTTTATCGTAAAGTTAATAAAACCCATAAAGGCGGGAGGTTTTACACTTTAGATGATGGCACTAAATGGAATGCTGCTTCATTATCTGAAGCTTTAAGTATTCCAATGTCTACTGCTGCTACTAGGTTATCTTGTTATACAGATCCTAAAAAGGTATTAGCACCTAGACATACTAAGACACGTAAAAAAGAAAAATCAGTACCTAGTATCATTAAACAACGTATGTACTTTGACCCAGATGGTTTCTGGAAATTAATTAATAAAGCTACTTAAGTATCGTGGTATGATAGCCAAGGTTACGCAGATTAGAGCCATTAAATCAGCTGCAGGGGCAGATCAACATGATCTACCTTATGGATCACTCCTCGATTGTTGGGGCTGCCCTTATCTGAAGGGATATTAATCACTAGTCCCCTGTAAAAAAGGGGCATTAATGTAAAAGGTACCAGTAATAATGTTTTATCCCTGTGTAGAGGGGAGTGTAGTAGTGTACTGGTATCTATGTTGTTAGGCACTACTATTATATAATCTACAATAGCGTATAGAGGGATGGTGGCTATTATGAAAATAACTACCCTCAGTATAAACTAGTTGATCCAAACGTAAGTTCGATCTATGACGTTCTCCCTCAATTAGGTTTATATCGTTAGAAACATCGTAAATGTTAGTCCTCTACTTTCCTATTTGTAGAGGCACTCTAATTCAAACTATATATATCTCTTTACATAATATACAGGTGTCCACCAGTATACTTTTATGGGTTTTAAAGTAATAAGGAGATATTTATGAAAACCTGGTGGACACTCACATTATAACAGGAGATCCAAATATGGTGAAGAAAGAACTGACCCCTGAACAACTTAAATTGTTCAAACAAGTAACAGGTACAGAAGACATGAAACTAGAAGATAAATTAGTTTTAGCTATAGCACCTGTGATAGCTGCTCGTAATTACTGTGATGCAACTGATGTTGCCCAGATTAGTTGGCACATTGTAAATGAGATTATGAAAGAACGTTATACGCATTTAGGAGAATAATATGGGATTTATTAAAGACCGTAATTTCAAATCAAAAATACCTAATGATCTAGGAGTATCTACAGAAAACTTAGATTTTAATTTACTAATGGGAGATATCGTACAAGCAATTGATATTACTATCAAACAGTATGCTCAACATAAAAATAATAGTATTTATGTGCGTTTCCACGCAAATGCTATTGAAAAATTAGGGTTACACCATGATGATTCAGTAATGATAACTTTTAATAAATCGTTTACTAGATTTGGTATTCGTAAAGATACTAGAGGAATCAAAGTAAAAGGAACTAATAAACTACTTTCATTACAGACTTCAAATAAGCTGTTTAATCAATTTGACTTAGATACTGAATGGTATGCTTTATATGATGATATTGTAAAAGCTACTGATGGTAACTACTTTACTACTGATGTATTTCAAGACAGTAGTTTACTAGAACAGATTAAAGATGACAAAGCTTGGAAAAACTTTGTTGAAAGTATGGAATAACTATTTAGGTAATTTAAGATTTGCTAGGTAAGAACCATAGCCTTCTAGATCTTTTCTACCTAATCCTATAGAATCAGCAACATTAGTATCGATAAACCAATCACCTAACTTGTAACCCCCATATCCTGCAAGTGCTGCAAGACCTAGAGTACCACCTACTGTTGGTTTAGCTCCCATAAAAGAACCTTGAAGGTTCATAGGAAGTTTACCTGCTTTCCACCAATTAGTAGTGGAAGGATTAGGAATACCTTGTTTAGCTGCCATAGAATTAGGTAACCATGACTGACCTTTACCTGTTAAAGCATGTCTGGTCATATCTGCAGCTTGTGCAGCAGATGCTCCTGCTAAAGTATTAAGAGATAACTGCTTTAATTCATCAGAGGTCATATTTCTTTAGGGGCACCTGATGGTAAGATTTCTGGAGCTGTTTGTAAGTTATATAAATGCATAAAGTCTTGCAGTAAGAAAGGAATACCTAACACGCCTGGTAATTTAGTTCCTCCTGGGAATCTAAAATTAGTATTCTGAGGTTTAGGTTTATACATATTCTTTTCGTGACGAGCAGCATCTTTCATAATATCTTGCTGATTCATACGAACTACTTCTTTAGCTTGTTCACGTAAGATAGCTTGGTCTTTATTCCAAGCAGGGTTAATTACAGATTTCCCATTTTGTGTAATAAATTGGGGGTGTTTACTAGGAAAGTTACCTTTAGCATCAACACCTGGTAACTTTAACCCTTTAATATCTTCAAATCCGCTCATAGTAGTGGCATTATATAACAAAAAAAGCTAAAATAGGAAAATCTCTATACTTATTTAACACAACATATTTTATATATGAGGGTACTCCGTACCCTCTAATGAATTTACAATTATTAGTTGTCTAATTGTAAATTTAAATTATATCTGACAACAGAGGAAAATATTATGCCTAATTTAACATTAGACGCTGATGTCGTTCAAGACAAAGAAACCCTAGGTGGTGGTGGAAACCAACGTGTATGGGAATCAGGAGTATACAATGCTATTATTGAAATGGCCACCATTGAAGAATCTTCAGGTGGTGCTACTGCTGTAAACGTAACAATTAAAGCTGCTGACGCAGACGCTAAAGTATTCCCACTAAGAGATACTTTCTGGGCTACTAGTGGTAAAGCTAAAGGTCAAAACCCTTACTATGTAGATCAGAAAGGTGTTAAGAAGCCTTTACCTGGTTATACTGCTGCTAACCGTATGTGTGTTGCTGCTAATGGTGAAAATCTAGACACTACTGTAAAAGCTGGTGGAAAGAAAATGGTTAACGTATGGTCTTATGAAGCTAAAAAAGAAGTTCCAACTGAGAAGTGGGTACTAACTGATCTAATTGGTAAGCCTATTAAGATTGCAGTACAGAAATTTAAACGTAATAAGCAGAAGAAAACTGATGCTGGTTATGTAGATATTGCTGATACTTTCGAAACTAATGAAGTACGTTACTTTGCTAATGCTACTACTGGTCTTTCAGTAGATGAAATGGCTAATGGTGAAACTGAAGCTACATTCATGGATGCATGGCACGAAAAAAATGCTGGTAACATTATTGATCAAACTAATAAGGATCTTGCAGCAGCTTCAACAGCTGAAACTAAGAAATCAGTATTTAGTTAATGTCTATACTTGCTATAGACCCAGGTCAAAATGGCAGTACTTGTTGTCTTCCTACACAGGGAGACATAGTATTTGCTGATCATAACAAGTATTCTAGTATAGATTTGTACACCTTTATGCGTAATTCACAAGCTAGTGTTGTTGCAATTGAAGATGTACACTCTTTATTTGGGATGTCAGCTAAATCTAATTTTAGATTTGGTTACAATTTAGGGCTAGTTACCACTCTCTCTGAATTACTTGATATACCTATTATCAAAATTCAACCTAAAGTATGGCAAAAGTACATAGGTTGTACTAAACCTAGTGGTAAGCAATTAAAGAAAGAAGTAGCTGAAATAGCTAATAATTTGTACCCTCAAGCTCCTTTATATGGTGCTAGAGGAGGATTGTTAGATGGTAGAAGTGATGCTTTAATGCTTGCCCATTTTATTAAACAAAACCACAAGGATTTATTATGAGACTCGTCATTGAAATGTCATCACAAGAAGTTGCAGAGCTTATAAACAACTTAGAAGTAACTGAAGTTGTTGTTAATACTAATCATACAGAAATGCCTGCAGCTAAACCTAAAGCTAAACGTAAAACTAAAGCTAAGGCTAAACCAGAAGTAGCTGAACAAGTACAAGAAGATGCAGCTAAATTAGAAAAAGACGCTGTAGATACAGCAGTAAAAGCTACTGCTAAAATTGCTGATAAGCTTGACACAAATGGAGAAAACTTTAGTGTTAGTAAGTCCCCATGGGCCAGCTAAAGCAACTACTTTTGACCATTCTATGGTCAATACTAGTATTAGGTGTAATCTTAGCTAGTGTATTTGTAGCACCCCTACTCATAGGAGCAGGGGTAGTTATTGCTATTTATGTAATCATCCGTATTATGAACACAGATGCTGATTAAAGCTCTGTAACAATATCCACACCAGGTAATCTAAACACTTCTTCGAACAAGGCCTCTGGCCCTGCAATAGGAGGAGCAAAATTACCACCTATGATAGCTGAATCATAAATATCAGGTACATCTACATCTAGGTATTCCTGCAATCCAAGTAGTAACATTACATTAGCAGGCTGTCTTCCCAGTGTTTTAAATACAGCTCGTTGAATCTTATACCAGTACTGGAAGAATAAAATAAATCCTGATTTATTTATGTAATGTGCTGTTCTGGATACACCAGGAATATCATAAAGTACAAATGTATCGTATAGAATAGCTAACCTAGCTTCTTTAGTTAAGTTAGGCTGTGCTTTCTTTAAATGGTCATTAAGTACTACTCTAGCTAAGAAGTCTGACATTTGAAAAACTTCTAATACAGCTCTGTGAGGAGCTGTTGTTTTACTCATGTAAGCTAATTTACCTGCTTTCATGAACGACTCTGGAAGATACTTACCGAGTGTATCTTCCACTTTCTGACTCATAGTAGTCACAGTTGAATACTCATCTAAGTGAATTTCTTCTACCATAGAAGTAAATAAGTGTTCATCCATCAATTCTGCAATTGGATTTTCGTTCAATTCTCTTCTTAAAGCAACAATTCTATTTTCTAAATCTGCATTCTGTTGCTGATCTCCCATAAATTTATAATAAGTTTCAATTAACTCAGCTGCTGTTCTCTTAAAGCTACGCAAGTCTTGTGCTGCACGTACCTGCCCTTTTACAGCTTTAACTGGGTTTACCCCATTTACCATTAACATCAATGTGTTACTGAAAATGTTATCAGCTAATACTTCTGGGTGTTTTAAAATAATATTACCTACTGCTATACTTGTTAAAGTAAGTAGAGCCTTCTCTATATAAGTTAATCCTTTTCTAACTGAAGCAGGTAATTTCTGAATACCTGGAATATCCATAAGACGTAAGTCCTTGAATCCAAAGAGAATATGTAATTCTTCTTTAACTACTGGGAATACAGGCCCTTCCTTTGTTTCAATAGCATTGTCTAAAATACGCTGTTGTGTAGATTTAGGTAAGTATATAAAGTACTTTGCTTTGTTCTTCTTATCTAAAAGATTAACGAAACGTTTATCATGCTTATCTTTGTAATGAGCATTGAAAGTATCTACCATGTATTGAACTGCTTCTTTCTCAATCCTAGCTGAGTTCTTCTTATCTACCTGATGCATCTCCATTTGAGTTAATACAGTTTCAAATCTAGAATCTGGTTTCAACAGACGTTCTTGGTGTGCACTGGACATCATTACACGGAAATCATAAATACCCCCATCCTTATCGTATAGAGGTACTAATTGAGATTCCTTGTTCAACTTACCACTAATTACTTCGTTTTCTAATTTAGTAATTTGTTGCTTAATAAATGCATCAATAATAGGTTTAATCTTTCTAGGATCTCCAATCATATTCCCTGTAATAGGGTCTTTCTTTTGGTATTTCTCTTCTTTAGATAATAATTCAAATACTGTAGTACCTTTAGAACGTTGACTAGTATACGAAACGATACCCGTTGTTCTAGGAGCTTCAGGATTAAACTTATTAATGAATACACCATACTTAACAGATGTGATTCCTCTGATTTCACCTACTTCTTCTTCTAATACGTATCCTTCTTTAGCAAGTGCTTTAGCTTCAGTAAGAGGAGCTGTAATAATATCTACGTCAGGATTGTATTTAGAACGCGTATACCCTTTAACCATAGAGTATGGAGCTTCCGTATTAAATAGCTCCCTTCTAGCAGCATTATGAGTAACTGAGTGCATCTTAATAATAGAATGTACTAAGTTATCAGTAGGGTCTGCTTCAAACTCTTTATCAATTACTTCTAAAGTAGAAGTTCTCCATTTTTCTGGAGAGTACTTTAATGCTTTTAAACTAACTAAAATATCAATAGCTTGTATAGTTGAAGCATCTTTAGTTACGTCTACTTCCTTTTTGTATAGTTGTTGGTGCAATTGATACATACGATGAGCACTTAGAGCCTGCAAAGAACTCTTAGTTTCTGTATTGTTCATAAATTTAGCTAATTCTTGTACTTGTAATCTATAGAACGTATCATTTGCTGTACCTACTTGCAATTCATAATGGCGAATTGTCTTTTGTAGTAATGCAGGGTCTTTAATCAACTCTACAATATCATCAATTGTAAACTTATTACTATCATAGAGAGCACGTAAATCTGGCTTCAACAATGTAGCAGTTAACGCTGTTTGCTGTGTACGTGTAACTTTCTTACTCTTAACAGCTTTTCGTAAAGCTAGTGCCATACTCTTAGCTCTATGGAAACGTTGTGATTCAACTAAAGCTTTTGCTTTCAATACTAATTGAGAAGCTCTTAATGAACCTGTACCAGTAACTAATTCTTTGGTCATTAAAGCTACTGTCTGTGCTTGCTCAGTTTCACTTAAAGCAACAAAAGCCTTACCAAAAGCTCTTTCAGTGGCAGCCTTCTTGATTGAAGGAGGTAACGCTGCAATATTTTTTAGCATATTGCCTACTGGTGTATCTCCAGCTAACTTCTGTGCACCAATGTGCGCTGCATCTATAATGAAATCAGCTATCTTATCTTTAGATTGAAATACTAACTGACTTAAATGATGCTCTTTTGCTTGACGTAATAAATTACGTTTATGAGTCTCATTGATAGTTGCTACTTCTAGTGCAAAGTTATAAAACTTTTCATACTCAGCTGTAGGCATTTTCTTATGTCTAACACGAGTATTGAATTGCTCTTTAATATAGTTGTATAAGTGAATTAACTTATCAAAGAAAGTACCATCTTTGCTCCATGCTTTATTTATAGGGGCTACTTTTACTTTCTTCAGTGTGTTAGTTAAATTCTTATTAGTTAAAGCATAAATTAAGAACTCTGTAGAATTTTGCGATACATATTTATACTGCTTCTGTGCTACTTCCACTTCTGCTTGACTATTAGATTTAACACCCCCAGCTAAGAAAGTATTTACACTAATGTGAGGCATTGCTTCTTTATGTAACTTATTAAGTTTATCTTTCAAACGAGGGTTACTTTTTAGTACATGGTCAATGACTGAATGTAGTAACTCATGTACATAAACTTCTTGTCCACCTTGCTCAGCGTATGTAACAGGAGTATTCTTATTTAATTGAACTACAACTTTACGTAAATCTTCACTAAATCCACCTGTTGTTGCACCTTCAACAAACCCAGTTTCAACTAACACATCATCTACATTCTGGATGTGGTCTAGTACTAGAGATTGTAAAATTTTATGTAAATGTTTAGTGTGTTCCTTATCAGGGTGTGTCTCAATACTTCCTAGGTCTTTAAATATCTGTGTTGCTTGCTGGGTTACTGGAGCATTCTGATGCCACATAACCATATCGTCTAACATTTCATTAAAACTACTACCTACAAACTCACTGCTAAACATATTTGGAGGTGTGATGCCATTTACTTCAGTAGGAGCATATAAATTGAAATCTAAGACATCTTTAGCTCTTGGCCTATCAAATGCCTTTATTTCACCCTTCTTTGCAAATACAGACCTTGGGTGTACAAATCTAATGCCTGCTCCTAGTGTACTACTAAAATGCATTTTTTGATTTTCTAGACTTGTATCACTAGCCATAAAATCTACAAGAGTAGCTTTAATACCTACTGTGCTCTCATCTACAATAACTGTGCTAGATCCTTTAGGCTTTGCAGGGTTAGCTGCTACTTTTGCATTATAGGTACCTACAGTCTTGTTGTTATTAACATCTACAAGTTCATAGTAAACAACTCTACTATCTTTTTTATCTTGGTAACGTTTAATATTTTGTACTTTCACATTCTCAGGAGGTACTATTACAGTGTACATCTGGAAAGAACGTTTTGGGTCACCTATATTATAGATAATCTCAGAATTTTTAAAATTACTATGTATAAGCTTTTTGAGAGTACCCCCTCTAAATATATTAGCGTCTACTCTGAAATCTAAATCATGTAGAGCACCTTTACCTTTTCTGTAAATATTACCAAAAGCAGTGAGAGCTAGGCTGCCTGTAACTAAAGCACTAGGTATTAATTCTTGTACCTTCTTAATTACTTTAGCTCCTTCTGGGTTCTCTTGTAAGATTGTTTCTACATCTTGCTTTTGAGTACCTTTCTTAGGAGTAGTTCTAATAGCTCCTGAAAGAGTACCTTTCTTGAAGTCCCCATATAAGTTGTAATACTCATCACGTCCGTCATTAAATAAGTCATAACTTAATATACGCTGTTCAAATGCACTAGTACTTTCAAATAACTCAGTAAAAATACTCTTAATTATTTTCCAAATACGCTTAGCTAAAGAAACTTTAATCTTAGCTTCTTTGCCTAATACTTCATCTGTAAAGCGTTCTCCCATTGCAGTAGCTAGAATTTCTTTAGCTCCTACTCTATCTACTTTATTATGCTTCATGGTACGCTTGATAATCTTATCAACATCAGTCGTATGCTCAAGCATATTTAAGTAAATATGGGCGTACTCATGTGGAACAGTATCTAATGCAGCTTTACCTTTAGAGTAGTATGCAGCAGCACCTATTGCTTTACCTAATACTTCATTACCATATTTATCTACTAAATCTTCAGTAGCAGTTAATTCAACATTAGGGTACAGTGCCTGTAAACGAGACTCTAATTTTCTAAATAGCTCTTGATGGTCATGTAGTGTTTTGTAATGACTACTGTGCTGGTAATCTTCTTTACCTTCGTCTAATTGTTCTTGCAAAGCTTCACTAGTAATCTCAGTGTTATTTAAATCAACATGAGGCACATACATGTTCTCTACAGTACCTTTATCAATTTCTTCAAATAACTCTTGACGTACATAAGTCACTGCACTTAATGTGGATTGGTGCTGAGTTAATACATCTGTAATACTGATTTTATCAGCAGCATCTTTACTTTTGTTAACATGTCCTTGTTTTAAGAAATCATCATTAACTTCTGCTTTTTCTTTTTTTGTTAGTTCTTTCCAATGGTCTAAGAAACGAGATTCCATCGTACCAAGTAGAGTAGTTAACTTTTGTTGTTCTACAGTGTGTGAATTATATGAATCTTTACCTTTGTATAACTGTTCAGATGTTCCAATCATAGCATCATGAATTGGAATAACAGGTACTTGACCATCTTTAGTAACTAAGTCCATTAAAGTACTCTGTAAAGCACTAGCATCAAATCCTTGAATACTACGTACTACCGATGCTGCACCCGCAGCATCATAAGTGTAAACTACTGGACGTAATTGAGGACTTTCGTCTTTAAATGGCAATTCAATAATACGCTTAGATTGTGATTTTTTAGTTTTAACTAAATCAATAAACGCAGTCCCTTTTTCATCTGTGTGGTGCTTTAATTGAATACGAGGGAAGTACTTAATAAGTTCCTGTGTTATTCTATCTCTGTCACCAGGAAGTAAGTTGTACTCTGTTCTACCGTCCATTGAATGTACTTCATTCTGGTACTTACGCATAAATAAGAAGAAACTAAATTCTGCTAATTGAGTGTAATAGTCAATAGCTTCGGTATTAACAATAGTTTCTTCTTTACTTTGCTTGATTGCAGGAACTAATGTATCTGTTAATGCCTTTTTAAGTGTCTCATCAATAGCTTCTGAACCCTGTGATAAATCAGCCATCGGAATAGTATGTAGAGTGCCACTATCTAATACTGCTTTAACTTCTTCAGGTTTAACCCAGATATTGTAAGCAGCTTTTTCATAATTAAGAATATTGTTAATATTAACGGATAGTTCTCTAACTCTAACTACAATTTCTGCTTTACGTTTAGTGCTGGTGTCTTTAGCTGAATACTCTTTTTGTAATGCCCAAATATGTTTTAGTAAGTCTGTATGGAAAGAACCTGCAGTCTCTCTAGATACTGAAAAAACTCCTCCTGAGTAATTTAGAACCATAAATGGAGGTTTACCTGTGTTACGTCTGTTTGTAACTAGAGGCATGTAAATATGATTAAATAAATTAAACTTTGTAGTTGCAGCTTTAATAGCATTTTCAGAATATAGTCTAGTGTATTCTCCTAAATTCTCAAACTTACCTAATAAAGCATTAGCAAAGTTAAGATATCCATCTGGAGTTGCTCCATCAATATTCTGTACTTGTTGTGAGTATGGTGTTGCATCATCATCAAAAGTGTAACCTACTCGGTTAAGCTCTTTCTTCATTACATCTACACTCTTAGATGCAAATTGTAGTAAACCAATTGAATAACCACTGGTTACAGCATCAGCTTCTAATACAATATCAGTTTCAAATGCAGTACCTGTTTCTAGTTGAGCTAATGCTTTAACACCAATTAAAAGTGCTGTATTGCCTTTAGGGTACTTATCTGTGAGTTCTAACATAGCATCTACAAAAGCTTCTTCAGATACCTCATTATCTTTTAAAGTGCTTGTAGCAGACACAGCTCTACTTAACGCTGATGTTTCATCAGCTAAATCAGCAACAACACTCTCATATAGTTTAAGAGAACCTACTAAATCTGTTTTATCAATACTTAGATCAAAATGTTGAGCTACTGCTATCTTAAATGTATGAAACTTACTGATTTCATTAGCGTCATTACTATTAGGGTCAATAGATACTCTTGAAGCTGCTTTAGGCCTAACTAAAAAACGATGTACTGTTTTAGAGCTATGTGGGTTTAAGTCAGACAGAATCATCATTCTGTGTTGATTCTGTGTTTGCCATTTTAGATAGAACTCGTGAATAAGTCCTGAGTCAAAGTAGCGCTTAACAGCCTTAATATCATTCTGTAATTGCTCATTCTTAGCTTTAATAGAATCAATTAGGTCTGTATGTAGGAATAACGAAGAATCTGTGGTATCCACAATACCTGCTAGCTTTTGACGTAGTAGTACAGCTTTCTTTCTAAGAGCTACATTGTCAGTGTCAGCACCTACCATAAACAAATGAAAGCTATCATTAACTGTCCATTTTGTATTATTTAGTTGTTTAAATAATTCACGTACTTTTTCACCTACTTTACCAATTGCGCCTTTAGGTTTTACAACCTCATTAGTATTTGGAGTTAATGAAGGTGTATTAAAATCCTGTGCAGTTCCAAAAAAATCATCTAACTTTTCAGAATCCTTACTTATTTCCTCAACATTAATACCTTGTGCATCATTAATAGCATAATAGCTATACTGCTCAGTAGTAGTTTTGTTTGCTGATACACGTTGGTATTTAATATCATGCTGGTTAAGAATACCTACTTTTTTACCAATTTCTAATGCCAAGAAACCTAAGTTATACCTAAGTAAATAATCTACGTCTTTACCATATTCAGGAGTGTTACTCTTAATATTAAGAGATTTGTAGATAAGACTACCTATTTGCATAGCTGATTCATGTCTTAATGAACCACTAGGTTTACCTTCAAATGCTTGATACACTTCAGAAGGAATAATTTCACCAGGTGCGTAATCTACAATTGCTTCAATTTGGTCTTGTGTAAAACCTTCTAATGAACGTTGTCCATCAGTGGAATACCATCTAACTAATTGAGTCAGCATACTGAATATAATAGGCTGAGGTAAATGGAAGTTGTAGTTCTCTCCTACTTTATTTGCACCATATAATAATGGCAGTACTTTATTTGTGTAAAGCGTAGGTTTAAAATCTAAATTTTCATTAACTGAAGCTCTAAAGGGTGCGTATAAGTTAATTAGAGTAGTTACTACTTTTGGATCCAAACCTTGTTCTAATAGAAAACTAGTGAACTTCTTACTATCATTGTATAGTGCAGGGTCTAGGAAAGTATTTACTTTTTTATCTGTATTAGCTGTTACAAATAAATCTAAAGGAACTTTACCTTCTTCAATAGAAAAATGTAAATACTCTATAGCATGTAATACAGGTGAGTACACACCTTTTGCTGGCATGTGTACTTTAAATAAGTCAGATGGTATATCTAAAGTATCAAAGTACTCAGTTAAACTATTTACAGCATTATTAAATTGGATTATAGACTGAGTGGTACCTTGAACATTTTCTAACTGCGTATTGTAATGTTTAACAATAGCATCTCTGATTAACTGTTTAGTACATTTAACACCCATCTGGCAATACTCCTAATTTTTTAGCTGCTGTCTTCCATTGATCTAAACTTAATGAACCCTCTGCGTACACAGTACCTAATTTAGTTAGTACTCCTGCTTTAGCAAAAGCATCTTTAACTTCATTAGTAGAATCCCCAAATAAGTCTCCCTGTGCTTGAGTTTCTTCTGTTGATTTTACTTCTTTTGTTTCTACTGTAGAAGTACTTTGTAGTAAATCATTAGGGTCTTGTTTAGTATCAGATTCTGTCCCAGCACCTTTGTTATCTTTTGCTGGGATTTCTTTAGTAGTACTCTTCAACAAGTCGTTAGGATCTACTTGGTTTTCTTTGTCTACTTTCTTAGGTTCAGAAGCGTGTTTCTTTTGTGTTTGTTTACTTTTAAGAATTTCATTTACATCTTTAGCCTCGCCCTCCACAGACTTCGTCTGTTCGGACTCGCCAACTTTTGTAGTATCTTTAGGAGCTGTATCTTCTAATTTAGATATCTTTTGCGTCAGTAGCTCATTAACATCTCTTTGATGCTTAGAGGTGTCGATACTAGCTTCTGGGTTACTTAATTTAGTTTCAGCAATATTATCTACTAAATCAACA